GTCCTCCCACCGAAGACCATCACTGGTCCTCGGTCTCTCCTGGATACCATGCTCCCATTTCACATCGGGAGACGGCTGCTCAGTGAAATACTGAAGCAATCCAGGATAGTCGTGAGTCTGCTTACGGCGTGAAATGGCCCTAAAAGTCCACTTCCGCACCTCATAACGTTGTAACTCTGTATTGTATCTCGACTTGAGATGCGCAACATCGCTACCGCAGAATGAGGTCAGACCTACGACCCCACTACTACGACCCACGGTCGGAAGATTCCTCCAGAAATGGTGGTTTCCAACTGCCGAACGAACACTATCTGCGGCGTTCCAATAACCCTTATTAAAAAGGTTATTAGATAAGTCTAGGATAGCGTTCCGTAGTGTGGGTCCATCGTCGCTTATAGACCTGGGCCGTATAGGAGTTACATCGTAACCCTTATAGGCGTCCTGCCCACAAGACTCACGGAAGTAGCCCTTGTAGAAAGATTTATCTACATTGACCTTCAACCGGAGAAGTGTGAGAAGTCTAGTCAGCGAAGCATACCCGTGTGTAGGGATAATAATATCATCCCCAAACACTCGGAGCTTGTTACGAATCTTTCCAAGCCCACCATCAAAACCTCCCTTCGTTACGAGGAGATCAGATGGCTCCTTCAAAACTACTCCACTTGATGTGAGAGCAGCAATGAAGAATACTAGGGTTTGTACCGGAAACGTAACCGCGGTTCCTTGCGAGGCGAACTTCTTCGGGATGAGGTATTTAACCTCAGTGCCGGGCCTACGACCTGAATTATTCGTAAGGCCAGTTCTGGAAGTGGATAACGAGTCCACAACCCACCTCGTCCTGGATGCGTGTAGAGCATGCAGTAACGTAGGATTCCTACGAAATACACGCTCAACAACATAACAGGAAAGCCGATCGCTTGCCGAAGAGAGATCAACGGTAGCGCACTCGCGCGTCAAGGATGAACGCAGGGCCAGAGTCCCGGAAGAGTTCTGAGATGTAAAGTCGATAAAATTTCGACCAAACAAACCAGAAAGTCTCTCTTCTAGGAATCGCCGAATCAACTGTTGGCACCATTGGTGCTCAGTCGGTTCGGCAGCGATCAACCTAGGGCTCTTAGCTGTTTTAGGAACAGCAATGAGCTTGCTAGGAAACTCGTGGCTTGAGGGGCATTCTCTGGAGTCTGTGATAATTTTACCACAGTGGCTCCATGGAAACACCGCGTTCAATTTAGCAGGCCAATGGACAAAGTCGTACTTATGCACTTTGCCACTACGCTCTGCAACCGCACCAGGTCCATGTCTGAACCCTATCCCTTTTCCACTTTCGTGGAGCAAGTTCGAAAACCAGATTGGATCGAACTCACCAAGGGATTGAGCAACGATATCAGCGTTCTGCTGAAATCGTTGTAAGAGGCTCCAGTCGTTGGCGAGGGTCTCTGTGTTGAAGGGCAAGTTGTCCCTCGAAACAGATTCACCAAACCAGCTATGACCACGCAGAAGATCACCGCAATGGAGATCAAAAGCAAGGTCATCTGGATCCAGGACATCACAGTTCCATCGTAACGATGGTTCTGGGAGTTCCTTCTCGACATTGTAATACTCCTCTAACGACTTTTCAAATCGCTGGAGAGAGCAACCAACCTCAATACGTTTACCTAAGCAGCATAGCTGCCGAAGAAACATAATGGAGTTGATGTCGGGATCTACACGCAGACATGCGTCATGAGTGAACACTCTCAACCAAAGTCCCCGGAATAGTCTGGGCACTTTGATCTTCTTGGACACTGTTTTTGAAACAGGTCCATTAAGAACTAGGAGACCATGCTCTAAAGCATTTGTTAATGCTGAATCGAGCGATGGAAGGTCAAGGGTAAAGAACCCGAGACCTCGTGTTCGCACAAGATGGGAGAGCCGCTCTTTATCTTTCGCAACTCCCCCGTACGCGGGGTATGCCTGTTGCACATCTTTTAAAAGTGCAACAGCGATGTGAAGAAGTATATCCGCTAAGCTTTTCATAACCAGACTCCTTTCGGATCGAGGTTAATCTTAGCCGCGGCCACACTGCTTTGAAGGTATCGCTACCTTCAAGGAAGTCTTACGACTCCCAGTTGAGCAGCTTAAGGAAGTTAGCCTCCGTTTGGAAGGCTGACACACCTGCAGCAAACTTGCTGATATCCACTGTGGTATCAGAGAAGTCATTCTCAAGTATAGAATAATACTTGCGAATTGTGCTCAAAGTAGCAGGAGCAACAGGATAAATCGTATGAACGAGTTCGATGTTGTGACGATCAACTTTGATCCCACGCGTCTTGTCGTTATACGAAGAATTCCGAAGCTTGAGACGATAATCATCTACCGCTGTTTTGAGGTAGTACTCACTAGCATAACCATCTTGGTTAATGAAGTTGAGTACCTTCGCAACAGAGTTGATAGTAATCGTTAGAGTGGCCCCGAAAGACATATTTCTTCTCCTTGACTATTAGGGTTAAGACCTCGGAACTCTCCGAGTTACCCCGATAGAGCCAAGAATCGACAACTGCCGTAAAGAAAGAAACGGCAGGTGGGCATCAATGGTCGGCTCAACAATACGTCTAGCTTTCCTTTCAACCCAAAACCTATGGTCCGTATAGTACGGTAGATTCATAGGCGGGTGGGAAGCTTCAAGCGCAACATGCCTCATAATTTGTACGGGGCCGTGTTGTGCCGGAATGATGTTCCGATGTGCAGCGAGAAAATCGCCAACACTAGAACACCAGTCCACAAGCCATGACCATGGTATCGCGTTCCAAGCTGTCGACAAGTCGATAGTTAGACCGAACACCGCGGCACGAGCTAGACGTCGCATCTCCTCGTTAGTTCTCGGAGGCAATGCGGTGGGAAACCACCTAACAAAGCCACTAAGTTCAACGACGTAATCTACTACATATTCTACTGGAATAAAGAATCCATCAGAATGTAGCACCTTACGCTCAGTGTAGGTATTAGCCTCACTGTAGATGATGCGTTTTCGCCGCAAACCGCTATCGAACAAGTGCCGCAACTCCGTCTCCCGTTTAGAAACGGCGTCATGGAAGGAAAGCAAGTTCGATATATCGTTCAAAAGAGGCCCCCAACCAAAATTATAACTAAGATTGGCGTGGGCTGCTGTACGGAGGAAGGTATCTCCTTCCGCCTTTAGCAATGAGGGTAAATCCTTCATCTCATAAATGTAGATCGGTAAATCAACCACCGGCCTACTTGGATTGGTATCAGCCAAAAACTTAGCTGCTGCCGCTCCGAACGACGGTTCGCCAGGGCCTATATCCCAAAAGTCAAAGAAGTTACTGGCAGGATTTTGTATGGCATCGCAACGATAGTTGCGAAACTCAGTACTAAATCCACCATTTCCTTCTAAGATGCCCCCAGATTGACGTACTTTCCGTATGTCAAGATACTGGGCGTTTCCTTGTCCCGTCACATCGTTAATGCCATCATGTCCACTAGGGTTAGTGGTATTGATAACATTACCTGACAAATGGTAGGTTAAAGAACCTGGACCAATGTC